GACGGTACGAACACGCATCTTGAGAAAATGTCTTTGGAGAGTGGGCTTGTAGACACTGGAGAATCTTACGCAATTCACTTAGATAAAAGACGTGCAGTGTCGGGCCTCTCTCCATCTTATGATTCTGGTACTGATAAGACCACGATTGTAGCAGGGTATCCGATTGCCAATGCGGAAGTGTGGTCGCAAGGCGGAACCAAGGCAACCAAGGACTCCAGCAGTTCAGGTAACACCATCGTAGTAAATGGTGACTACAGTACAAACGCATACGTAGGAATACCCTACGCATCCTCGGTCACTCTCACCCGTCCAACAGTAAAGCAATCAGCAGACAGCAATGGTAGATCCGTATCAGGTTACTCTCACCAGATTGTACGTAACGGCTCAATCGAGTACGCAAACACTGGACACTTCAAAGTAAGCGTTGCTACCAAATTCCGCAGCAGTTACGAACACACCTTTAACGCAAACATACTTGGAGCAGATACACTACTTGGACAACTGGTATTACAAGATGGTACATTCCAGTTTCCAGTGTATGCAAATGTAAACGACATTAGTGTGACTATCACTAGCGAATCTGCTTTACCTGTGCAGCTACTTGCTACAGAGTTTGAAAGTACAGTCGCCTCAAGAAGTAGGAGGATTGCAATATGAACGTAGCCGAATACCCGAATTGCAGTATAAGTCTAATGGAAGAGTCGGACATCTCCGAGTTGGCTGAGAACCTACGCAATCAGGATGTGATTGAGATTTCAGGACTAGGAGCCACAAATGAATTTGCATGTCAGCAGTCTTACCTTAACTCACACAAGAAATTTACAGTACGGCTGAATAACAACAAGCTTGTCGCTTGCTTTGGTGTAGGCTCAGTAACCGACGACATTGGGATGATCTGGATGCTCGGCACAAAGTACATGAAGGACATTAAGCAAGTCCTGCTGAAGCACAGTAGAGATTGGGTAGCACACTTGATGATGGGGTATGACTTTGTTTACAATGTGGTGCATACCCAGAACACGGTGAGTATCAAGTGGCTCAAGTGGTTGGGTGCACAGTTCCTAGACAATCCAGCACCAGACGGGTATCAATACTTTAGATTAGGAGGGGATGCGTAATGTGTTGGATGGCACTAGCACCATTAGGAGCGGCACTAACAGGCACAACTACAGCGGCAGCAGGTACAGCACTTGCCGCAACGCAAGCGGCTATTGGTACAACCACAGCACTATCTACTGCAACATCTGTCGCAGGCATTATCGGGCAAACACAGCAAGCTCGCCAGCAACGCAAGTACCAAGCCGCAGCATCAGAAGCTGAAGGAGTACGCTTACAGCAGCAACTCCAAGCCATGCGTGTAAAGCAGGATCAGGAGATGCAAGCAAGGCAGAGTGAACTATTTGCAATCCAGCAACGTGCAAGGGCAAGTGTAGCTAGGGCAACGGTAGCTTCTGGAGAGGCTGGAGTATCAGGCAGTAGTGTTGATTTACTACTTGATGACTACTACAGGCAAATGGGTAATTACCAGTATGCACTCACAAGGGAGCAAGGTTTCCAAGATGTAGCTTACGGATTCCAAACCCAAAGTGCGATCACTGGCAGTCAGCAAACGCAGATCGGAATTAACCGACCCGTCAATGCACCAAGCTTCCTAGAGGCAGCAACATCAATAGGTGCTGCAATACCGCAAGGCATGGCACAAGGATACAGCATAGCAAAAGCAAGGGGAGGTTCAATTACCTAATGGCTAGAGAACAAACAGAAGATTTATCAACAAGAGGCTTGCGTCCTGCCAATGTTGCAGGAGGTCAGTACCGTGTAGCAGTACAACAAGCACCTGAGAGTGGCTACACTAAGCTTGCCCGATCATTGAGTAATGTCAGTGCAGGACTACAAGCATACACACAGGCAGGGGAAACTGTGTCTGAGATGTATGAGCAGGAGTTGCAAGGGATGACCCTAGATCAGATCAAGGCAGAGCAAGCCAAGATGCAGAAACGCCTTGATGGTGCGGAACGCAAAGGAATATTATCATTTTTTGGTAATCCCCTGAATTGGGAGCGTAATGAAAAAGCACTTGGAAAGCGATATGCACAGTTATTGCATGATGATACGGTTTCCAGCAAGGGCAGGTTTTATAGCCCGAAGACAGGAGATGACCGACTGCCAGTTAGTAAGATTTTAGAAGAGGAAAGAAGTCGGTGGTTGACAGATAATATCGAACTAATGCAAAACCCCATCATGCTTCAGGCGTTTGAGGGTGAGTGGCAGCAACGGTCACGGATGCTGGAGCAAAGGTTTAATGACCAGAAGCGTAAACAGTTCTTGGAAAATAATACAAGATCCAGCACTACGAGTATCGTTTCTGCATTTATTGGGGCAGAAGATTCATTAGACGAGAATGGGGAAGTTGTTTTAGATGAGATACAGCAGGAGTTAATCACCCAAGCGTGGTCAGACATGAATGGCTTGTCAGTCAACGACCAACTCAAAGTCATACAGACTTCCGCAAAGATGTTAGCGTATGAAAGTCCAGCACTTGCACATAAATTCCTAGAGTATATGGAGGGCCAGACTGTAGGAGGGGCTAACTATTCAACCTACAGTGCTGACATTATTGCAACTAGGGAGATAATTGAACGGATCGAAAAACAAGATCATGATGACGGTGTTGATGAGCATGTTGAGCAAAAAAAGAAAAGCCGAGCCTTGGCAGATGTATCAATCGCTGACTATACCACAGGTGTTTCTATCCTAGCTAGTGGTCGTCCTTTTCAATGGAATGGGAATACATACGAGAACACCACCGAGTTTCGTAATGACTTTAGGGTGTTTGCACAAAATGGTGCAGGTAAAGGGGATCGGTTGGCATCAAAGATGATAATTGATGACATGGCATCTGTGCGAGATTTAAGTCCTAGCAGTGAAGCAAGAGCATTTATCGAAAGGAACGGTGACTCTGAGCAGATAATCAACAACCAAAGATCTGTGCTGAATGCGTACCTAGAATCACTAAATGAAGATGAACAACTCGATCAAAGGGCTTCTTCTGATTTGCTTTTAGAATTTGGGGAGGCATTGCTTGTAAAGCAAACCGAGTTATCTCATGCACTTGCAACTAATGATCCTACTGCTGAGTACTTTGGGGACGATGAAACAAGGGAAAGCATCTATGCTCAGGATTCATTTAGTAAAGCCACTACATACAAGCGTGTGTTTAATGAGCAGGCTAAAATCCTATTAGATGACTTCCGATTAAAAGCTGATAATCTTCGTTCTGCAACTGACAAAATCAAAGAGGATAGGGATACACAGGAGATTGAGCCAAATAAGGAGAAATTGCGTCCTGTAAAGATTGGAGGCAAGAAGGGCTTGGATCGTGTTAGTGCGATGGAGGCAAACCTTAAAGCAATTATTTATGGCGATGAGAATGTAGCATCGAACGCGGCAGACATTCTTTGGACAAACTACGATACCGAAGAGATACGTAATATAGCCAATGGTACAGTTAAGTTTAAAACAAAACCAATACAAGCACAACCTACAGGGATTGATGATTTCACATCACAACTTTCTTATCCAGGGGAAGAATACACCGATGATGAACGTGCGGCATTTGAGAAGTTCTACCTCAAGGTCAAGGCACTAGATGGTGCATTCACTGACCTTCACTTGATGAAAGAGACATCTACTAAAGGTGTCTACATGGATACTGAACAGCTTGGTGGCTCAAAGACCCGCACAAATTACGAAGTGGATGCAAGTAAGCTTAACATTTCCGTACACAGAATCCTAACAAGGGAAGAGGTGGAGCGTGGCGACCCTAATCAGGAGTCTGTTAAGATTAAGGCATCCCGTATTGGAGAGAATGGTGTGCCACCTGCTCAACTTATTCAGGAGCAAAAGCTTTTGTATGAAAAACTGAAACCTTTATTTGATAGAATAGATAACCGATAATGGCTAACGATCCTTTACAGAGTCAAGTTGATGACCCTAATATCTTTGTTGATGTATTAGCCGCACCATTCAGAGGTATTGAGGGTGCATTGCAAAACACATGGGGGTTAGCCGACTTCCTCACAGGGGATATTCTTCCTGATTGGGACACTAGATTACTAGGCACAAGTGAGACTTTTGCGGGTGGTATGGTTGAGGGAGCATCGCAATTCCTGACAGGATTCATCCCGATTATGGGACAGGCCAGCAAGATTGGAGCATTAGGAAAATCAGGCACAATACTGAGAAAGCTTTCTGAGAGTCAAATTGCCCGAAGTGCAGCAGCAGGTATAGTTACTGACTTCACTGTATTCAATGAGCAGGAACAACGGTTGTCCAACTTAATTCAACAGTTCCCAGATCTACAAAACCCTGTCACTGAGTTTCTTGCAGCAGATGAAGATGATGGACTGATCGAAGGCAGGCTTAAAAATGCCCTAGAAGGTCTAGGGCTAGGCGTTGCTGTTGATCTCATGTTTCGTGGCATTAAGGGCATACGTGCGGGACGCAAAGCAAAAGCAAATGGCAGCACACCTGATGATGTGATTGAACAAATGGCAATGCCACTCAGCAGGTCAGACCAAGTGCAACCTGGTAGTGTTGTCCAAATTGATGAATCTGTATTTAAGTCAGAAACAGAAGAGGTATTTAAGGAGTTAGAGTTTACACCAGAAAAGACTCTCGAAGAGGAAGTTGATGATTTGTACCAAACCTATCAGGACAGGTATAAACCTAATGCAGAAGCTACTCAAAAAGAAACTCCCAAGAAGGAAAAGAAACCGCAAGCTGAATCAGAAACCTTCGAGTATAACTTAAAGGAAGGTAGCGAGATAAAGTTCACTAGCGAGGAGGCTAGAAAGAAAGCAGATGAATATACAGACTCTTTAGTAGCCCAACTTTACCAAGGGGATTCAGGCTTTCAGGGTGACATCGGTAGGGGTGGCGACCAAATGGGTATCTTTCGTTCTGAAGTCGATGATATGGGAGCATTACGTATGCTCTACGATAAGATCAAGCGGCAAGAAAGGATCAAACCAGAGTCAACAACAAAAGCTGATGTAGACTTTAGTAAAGCACAGGCAGATGAGTATGAGAAACTACGTGCCACTATGTCACCTGAAGCACGTAGAGCATGGGATGATTTGTGGTTAAAGAAAGCAGATAGCGAGATTGAAAAGGCAGACCAGTATATCTCTTTTGCACGTAGCTTCCGAATGATCCTTAGCAATAAGGTCAAGTCAATGGTCAAGGTTGCACAGGATTTTAACATTTCTGATGTTGAGCGTAAGGCACAAATTGCAGCATGGGCCGACAATATCTACAATTTCCAAGCAAGAGAGCAAATGCTTGCCCGACAAATGGGTAGAGGTTTGCGTGATGTTCAATTTTTCCGTGCTGGCAAACCACTCAAGGCTACTCCAATCGAGGAGTTGCGTACTGGAGGTAGGGAATTTAGTGAAGCATGGTTGCGTAATCGTCGCAAGGAATGGATTGATAAGATTGTTGCCATCATAGATCAAGGAGGATCAGAAGAGGACATTATCCGTAAGATACTAGGCATTACCGAGAAAACAAAAGGCGGCAAATGGGACATGGCTAAGGAGTATTGGATTAACAACTTGCTCTCTGGTATCCCTACTCAAATGGTCAACATTCTTGGTGGTGGCTTAACAACACTACTGGACACGGCTGAACAATCCATAGGTGCTTTAATGTCTGGTCGTCCAGATGTCGCAAAAGCGGCACTTAAAACCACATTTACTATGGATGCGTGGCGAGAAGCATGGAAATGGGGCAAGCAATCACTTAAAGAGGATCAGCAATTCCTTATGCCACAGGCTAATGTTGCGTTAGATTTGCGACCAAAGGCAGCTATTACATCAGAGTCGGTAGCAAGGGAGTTTCCTGTATTTGACCCTCTGCTTGGTGTTGATAAGCCGTTCTACGATACATTTAATAAGATCGCAAGCGTAATGCGTTGGCCTAGTCGTGGACTTTCTGGTGCTGATGAGTTTTTCAAGCAACTAAATGCAAGGCGAGCTGCAAAATACAAGGCTTCACTTGAAGGCATAGAAGCTGGAATTGTAGATCCTAAGAAGCTTGCCGAGTACGTAAACAAGAAGATTGAGAAGGTTATTACAGAGGGTGGTGAACTCTACAGTCAACACACAGTAGCTAAACAAGCATACCTAAAGGCTAGGCAACGTGAGTTATCGGATGAGGCTACAATAGCTTACGTCAACAAATACGTAAAAGAAAACTTTGACCCGAATGCAAGTGCGTTGGCAAGGTACGCAAAGGATGTTGCAGAGGAAATGACATTCACTAAGGACTTTGAATCTAATACATTGACTGGCGACCTAATGGCGATGGTGCAAAGAAATCCAGTAATGTCATTTGTGATACCATTCATTCGCACACCTGCACGTATTCTTGAGTATGCGACAAGGCGTACATTTGTAGGTATGTTTATGAAGCGGGATGGACTCAACTTATTGGAAGAGATTCGTAGTACCGACCCAAGAATAAGAGCAGCAGCACTTGGTAGGGTTACGACTACCACAACCGCAATGGCATCTGTGCTTCCAGTTCTTTCGTTCTTTAGTGACAGGTTTACTGGTGGAGGCCCAACAGATCCAGATAAACGGAAGAGACTCGAAGAGGCAGGTTGGCAACCATACAGTTTCAAATTACCAGAAGCAGCAGGAGGTGGTTATCTTGCATTTAACAGGCTAGATCCACTTGGTACTATTATCGGTGTTTATGCAGATATTAACGACCTGACAAAGGAAGGTGTTGAGGTTAATCAGGAACCAATAGAATGGCTTGGTATGGCATTACTTACATCCTTGGTTCGGAATATCACTAACAAATCCTATCTTGCAGGTATCGAGCAATTTACAGAAGCAATCTCCGATGAATCAGGTAGAGGCATTACTCGGTTTGCAGCAAACTTGGCCACAGGGTTTGTTCCGTTCTCTGGACTTGCCCGATCAGGCTTACAAAACATTTCTGGTGCTATCATGGACGAGAACTCTGCTAAGGAGTTGCGTAATATTGGTGATCGTCTTAGGCAGTTTGATCCACTTGGTTCTGGGTTTAAGCTCGATCCACGCAGGAACCTTATCGGAGAGGAGAAGGAGATTGAAGGAGTATTTGGTACTAGGGCTACAAATGCGATCAATCCACTACGTTACAAGTCAGACAAAAACGATGAGGTGTTGGATGAGATTGCAAACCTAGATCATTCATTCTCTACACCATCTCCAAATTACAGGGGCTTGATTAACCTTACAGAGTACACGAACAACAAAGGACAGTCGGCACATGACCGAAGGCTTGAGTTGATGGGTACTGTAAAGATTAAAGGCAAGACATTAAGAGAGTCATTGCAAACACTGATCCGATCTAGGGAATACCAAAAGCATTCACCAAGAAGTGAACCAGGATTACCATCGCCACGCATTCGCATGATAAATACCATACTGTCCCGCTATCGTGCTGAAGGCTTAGAGAGGACACTGAAAGAGTATCCTGAACTCAATGATTTTTACAAACAATACCGAGAAGTACAACGTCAACAACGACAAGGTGCGGAACTCGACAACTTAATACAGACACTTAACTTCTAACCATCATGGCAATATTCATAGACTACACAGGCGATAATGTAACGACTGACTTCCCTTTCAGTTTCCCATACTTACAGGAATCACACGTCATCCTTGACATCGACGGCACACAGTACGACACATCCAGTACAGGTGGAACATATACATTTACCATAGAGTCAGGCCCACTTGTTAGAGTAACACCTGCACCTGCACTCAATGCGGTCATTCGCATATATCGCAACTCCAGAGGATTAGATAACGATGACCTCGATCCCTTATATGACTTTACTGACGGTTCTGTTGTTACTGAGGATCAGCTTGATGGTGTATATCTGCACAATCTGTACTTGGCACAGGAAAGCACCCAGGAAAAGATCAATAGCATCGGAGCAGCAGCAGGTAGTGTCTTAGTTTACGATGCCACTAATTTAAACTGGAAAGTGTTGCCCCTAAACCTACAGTATGACGCTACAAATGATACGGTAGGCATTGGTGGTGCAGCAGCAACCGACTATAAGCACAAACTGCATGGCGACCTGCTTGTTGAGCAAACAGGAACCGCTAACGGTGCTGTTTTGACTATCCACAACAACGATCCCACAAATGATAATGCTGTGCTGATTTTAGCATCACAGGATCCAAAGATACAGCACTATGATATAAACGGATCAACTGATAAGAAATATTTCATCACAAAGTACGGAGATGGAACTTTAACTTTCATTGCACAAAATGATGACGGTGGGTACAAACCAAACATCCCGCTAAGGTTGGTAGAGAATGGATCAACTATTCTTGGTGGGGAGTCATCTGATGGAGCGATTAGTGGTTATACACACACAATCTATGGTGACATTATCATGCAAGATGATAGTGGTGAGGCTACACTTACCGTACAGAATACAAATGCAAGTGCCAATGCCGCAGTGTTGCGGTTGATTGCAGATAGCCCTACAGTAGTTTGGAACGATGATGGTGGAGCGACAGACCAGAAATTGCTGCAAGTTGGATTTGGATCAGGATCTCTGGATTTCGCTTTTTACGATGAGGCGGGTTCAGCTTATGCGATTCCATTACAGTTGACTACAGATGGATCAACTGCGGGCGTTAAGCTCAATGGACTTCCCACATCTGACCCTGCTGTAGCTGGACAGTTGTGGCGTGATGGTACAGACCTTAAAGTAAGTTTAGGATAATGAGCGACAATCGTAAGAAACTCGAAGAACTTCACACCGTAATCTGTGAAAGTCTTACGGAATCCATACAGCTTATGAAAGGTATGGAACCCAAAGACCGCAATGCAGCACTCTACAATGCAGCAATCGGACTACTCAAGAATAGTGGCGTAAAGGCAGATGTAGAGGATGACAACAGTGCGGCAAGGGATCTACTGAAGTCACTACCATTCCCGACACAAGAAGAGAGAGAGCAGGACCAGGCATTCGGATAAGTGAACGTAGCACCAGAACTGAAGGATTTTAAGAACTTCCTGTGTCTGATATGGAGGCACTTGTTGCTACCTGACCCTACGCCTATCCAGTATGACATTGCCGACTTCATGCAGAACGGGCCTAAACGGTCGGTAGTAGAAGCGTTCAGAGGTATAGGGAAGTCCTGGATATGTTCTGCATTCGTAGTGCACCAACTGTATCTCGACCCATCAAAGAACATCCTAGTTGTCTCAGCATCGAAGACACGATCCGACGACTTCAGCACCTTCACACTGCGACTGATTAACGAGATACCCCTGCTCCAGCATCTTCGTCCAAAGGCAGATCAGCGGTTCTCCAAGATAGCGTTTGATGTTGGACTTGCACCACCAGCACATGCTCCTAGTGTAAAGTCGCTTGGTATCACCAGTATGCTTACAGGGAGCCGTGCCGACATTAT